AGACGAGCGTGTGCAGCCCCACCGACCAGCCAGCGCTCTGTGGCGTCTCCTGCCCAGTACGGGGATACGTGACGGCGAAGGGGAACTGATGCGCCGCCTCGGGGGGGCTGCTCGGCGCCTCTCGTATGGCCTCTAGGGCTGCCAGTCGGGCCTGTATCGCTGTCACTGCCTCTGCCAAACCCATCAGATCACCTGCCTTCTCAGATGGCTCAGTAGCTGGGCCACCTCGGGATCCAGCGCCTGCACGTATTGCAGCTGACCCAGGTCGACGATCCCGCCGATGTCGCGATAGGCCTGCTGGCTGCGTTTGAACCACCGGATGGCCTGTATGAGGCAGGCCTGCTTCACATCGGCTGGGGGATAGGCGGAGTATCCCCACTGCCCACTGATTTTCACCGCTCGCGGATAGGCGTACCAGATGCCCTTGGTGCCATTGAGCAGATCGATGTCCAGGCGCAGATAGGGCTCTCCCCGCTCCAGCGCATCATAGGGCCAGCAAATATACTCGGTGTCATCCCAGGGAACGTAACTAGACCCATCGCCTGACTCTGCTACCCAAACCTGTGCTGGCGCCGCGGCCAGCTCCCCGATCCAAAGCCGGGGAGTGCCAGAGCCGTCAATGTAACGCACACTGGGGACATCAGCATAGTAGGCCCCAGGAGCTCTCCCGGTATAGCGGTCAATGGCCCGGCTGGCTGCGTTTGCCAGCTGGCTTAGCAGCACGTCATACGTCGATCCCCATTCCGCGTCGGGCAGAGCAGCTCGTATCTCGGCGGCCACAATGTAGTCCTTAGCCAACTGGCACCTCCCCGAGCCCCCATTTGCGGGCAAACAGATCGCGGCTCTGGGCTAGGCTCGCGTCAAGGTCCAAGCCCAAACGCGCAAACGTCCTTGAGCCCTCATGGTGGACGAAAACATCGCGCACCATGCGCAGTTTCCAGCCCGCCCGCCGCAGCCGCCGGCAATAATCGTCATCCTCGTAGTTGGCAAAAAACCGCTCGTCCAAAGGCCCCGTCTGCTTGTAAGCCTCGCGTCTAAGCACCCAACAGAACCCCACCAGCCGATCCGTTTCCTCGGACTGCCCCCAATGGGGCTCAGGCTCGTAGGCTGCCGGCACGAGCTGGGGACCGGACACATAATCGCTCATCGGCCCCACCATGCCGACCTCTGGGTAGGATTGCAGCGTCCCCAACAGCCTGTCCAGCCAACCTGCCTGGACCTCGGTATCGTCGTTCAGAACGCAGAGATAGGCCCCTCTGGCCTGTGCCAGCCCGCGGTTTACGGCAGCAGCAAAACCCAGGTTGCTCTCATTGCGCAGAACGGTAACATCCTGGCTCGCATCCCAGGCGATCATCGTCTCTACTGGCTCCGGAGAGCCATTGTCTATCACGATCACCTCATAGGGTAGCCAGGTGTGCTTGTTGATACTGATCAGGCATCGCTCAAGCTCCGCATATCCGGCGCAGGTCGGGATGATGATAGAGGTCAGAGCATTGATAGGCTCCCTCTGCCCTATGGGCCGGGCCGGGTTGCCAGCCACGATGGTGTAGGCAGGCACATCGTCGACTACCACCGCGTGGGCACCGATCACCGCCCCCGGCCCCACCTCGACGCCCTTGCCGATAAACGCATACTCGCCGATCCAGGCCCCCGCCCCGATGGTTACCGGTGATACCGTGAGAGGCTGATAGCGTGGGGGACGGCTGCGGTCAGCGAAACCGTGATCGTGGTCAACGATGGTCACGTGTCCCCCGATCATCACGTCGGGGCCGATATGCACCTGCTCCGCCGCGCCGACGTGCAAAAACATCTCGGCCGACGTCCCGTCCTCGATGATGATCTGGCCTCGGTACTCCCGGCCCTGATAGCTCTTGATGGCCTCTAGCCGGGCACCGTAGCCGATAGAGACCCGTTTGCCGACAAAAATACGATCCGACCCGGTCAGATACAGAGGGGAGATGTCCGGGCTGGCGCAATACCCATAACGGCCCGGCTCGAGAGTCTGTGCCCACGCCTCGATCTGGCGCCGAGCTCGCTGGCACTCACGAGCGTTGCTGTACCTGCCAGCCACCAAGGCGTCGAAACCGGGACCGTGGTACCCCTCCAGGAGCACCACTTGATAGCCGCGCTCCTGTAATTCCTCGACCGTCCAACGGCTGCGATGCTGCAACAGCTCTCGCTGCCCGGCCGGGTACGCGTCCCCGGCTGCCTGCATATACAGCCTATATTCCTCGCTCTCTACCAGCTCGCTCGTCTCAATGGGCAGGAACAGCACGATCTCTCCCACGGCCAGTTGCTCTAGCTGGCCTAGGAGCACGAGCGCATCGGCCTTGGGCAGGTGCTCGAGAAAATCGAAGGCAGTCACTCTCACGAATCGCTCCCCACTCAATAGGAGCTGGGGGACGATCTCCCTCGCATCGCCGGGGAGCACATCGGCAAAACCTATCTCCCCAAGAGCCTCCACCGCCCCCGGGTAGCTCTCGACCACGACCGTACCAGAGCGATCCATGCCACGATGAGTGGCCCCGTAGCCAGCTCCCACGTCCAGCCAAGGGCAGTCCAACGGGTGCACATAGCAGGCCACCTGCCAGGGCAGGGTGTTGCCGCTCTCGCGCAAACGCTGGATGTAGGCCAATAGCGCGGCCTCGGTCATTCTCTCTCCCCCAGGATCTTGACTCGCAGGTCGTTCGGCACGTCCAACCTCTGTTCCTCTGCCAGCAGCTCCGGGTGGTCCGCCAGCCACATGTGCCACGAATCCTCCTGCACGGTGCTCAGGGTCAGGTGAGGGGATACTAGCCCCGTGTCCACGTAACACTCGATGCCTGCGCTCCGGCAGGCGAGGGCGAAATAAACATCCTCGCTCGGGAATATCTGCTCGTCCATCGGCACGCGAGGGTACCAAAACCGAAAATAGGGATAGGTCAGCCCGTGCTCGTCCAACCTGGCAAACACGCGCCGCTTGATGGCTATCGCCGCCATGCCAAAGGCATCCACCGGCACCAGGCCCTTCTCCCAACTCGAGGGCTGTACCAGCTCGTTTCGCTCATTGTATCGGTACATCTGGGGATCGTAGGGCGGGCAGCGGCGGAAGGCCAAAGCCGCTACCACGTCCTCATCGTAGCCAGCCAACCGCTCTAGGGTGTGCCGGGGATGTACGTGGTCGCCATCCAGCATGATCAGTACATCGCCTGGCTCATTGCTGTGGCGCAGGAACTCCTGTGTGATTCGATTTCGCGCCACATCCACGCGCGTATACCCGACGTTGATTCGGGCATAGCCCAGGTGGCCCGCCCGCATCGCCAGATCGAGGCAGGCGGAGAAAGCGGCGTCGGAGCCGACCCCGGTTCGTTCCTGCAAAATGGCGTAATAGACTTGGCTCAACCTCTCCCCCTTCCCGCCCAGGGTGGCTAGCTCCGGGGAGGGAGCTAGCCACCCTGGGCTATAGTTCGGTGCCGGTTACGTCAAGCACTTTTCCGCCAGAACGTAAACGGCGTAATCAATGTTGGCAGTATCGGATGCAGCTCCAATCGCCCGAACGTAGCGTTTCGACGCGCGGAACACTATCTCCTCCGAGCCGGTGGTAGCGGTGTCGCCGGTCGCCGTGAACGCCGCCCCGCTGATGTCCGCAAATCCAGATTCACCGCTCGTCGACGACTCCTGGAACCTGACTGCCAGGTGGCCGGTAGACGTCACCGCTCCCACGCTCAGCAGTCCCTTCAGCGCCCGCCCACCGGGATTGATGTAGCCCAACAGGTCCACGGCGGCGCCCGAGGAATTGGCCGTAGTCGCGTTAGACACTCCCCGCCTGGTCGGGTGCAGGGTGGTCTTGATGTTCCAATTAGCAACTGTCATTGCTTACCTCGCTTTCTTGCCTACCGGCTAATTCCTATGCGCTCATCTGGCCGATCTTGAACCGATACGGCTCTACGCAATAGCCGCCCACTCGCTTCCGAGCCAGCAGGACGGTTACATTAGACTCGGCATACACATCGTCCAGCCGCCGGATCGCCAGACCCACCCGGTCCAGGATGCAGTACCCTGAAAAGTCACCAAAGATCAGCGAGTACGCATCGGTCGCAATCGCGGGCACGAACTCGCATTTGACAATCGGATAGCCCATGAGGGTTGGAGGCGTATCTGGTAGGTAACCATACTGAGCCGTCACCGGCCAGATCAGATCCCCGCTGGTAGTCGCTGCCACGGACCGTAGGGTATTCCAGAAGGTCTTCCTGGCCATGAATCGAGCGTTGCGCTCGTACTGGGATGGCAGGGCCGCCTCCAGGTTGAGCAGGCCAGCCAGGGTGGGGGAGGTTCCGATGTGGACCTCTGCCGGCCCGTTGGCCGTGTTGACCTCAGCTAGCAGGCCCATCGGCTGGCCCACGCCATTGCCGTTAATGAACGCGTTGTCCTCGCCCAGAGCGTAGGCCTCGGAGATCAGGTCGCTGGCCACGCCGATCACGTCAAAGGCGGCATCCTCGATCAGATCGTTCGAGATCGGCAGCGAGGCCATAGCGGTGTGGACCGGGATCTTGACCTGACCAGTGATCGGGTCAGTCACCCGATGGACGGTGCTGCTGGCCGGGGATTCGCCCGTCCAGGTCAGCCGCACCCCCGACGTGTAAATGTCATCGCTCGAGTAGTTGACTCGTGGCCAGGTGGCGATATCTCGGCTGGTCTGGCGAACCTGGCAGAGGCCACGCATGACCGCTGTCTGAGCCACCTTTTTGATGATCTGCGTTTGCAGATCCTCGGGGACCAGGAATCCACCCGCCGTGTCCACGCCCTCGGTGAGCGTCTTGCGGTCCTCTGGACCTAGAGCCGCGTAGCCCTTGCGCAGGTACGCCTCGAACGCGCTGGCATAATCCCGCGCCTGCACTGCCAGGGGGACGTTGTAGCGCACCTCCTTTTTCTCGCCGAGGACGGTCTTGACCTCGATCACGCGCCATGCCTTGGCATCGACGGGGACATTGCCCTCCTCTGGCCCGGCCTCCCGGAACCCCAGGTGAGCAGCCTTGGTGGGCAATGGCTCCTTCATGTACTTGTCCGCTTCGCCCATGTCCTGGGCCAGCTTGAGCGCCGCCTTGAGCTGGTCGAACTCGCCATAGAGAGCATTGGCCTTGGTCAGAACGTCAGCTGGGACCTCGGTTTCTCTCCCCTGATAGGGCTCGAGCAGCGCTCGAGCTTGAGCTAGTTTCTCCTCAGCGGCTTTGCGGATTTTGATTGCATCCACTGTCATACCTCCGTTTCGTGTGGCCGTTCAGGCCACCAGCGATAGCTCGCGTTGTGCAAGCTCCAGCCGTGTCCAGAGGTTTTGGACAGTGAGTGCCTTCTGTTCTTCCTCAGGCGGCTCGGCTGCCAGGAGTATCTCCTGCAAGACGGCAAGAGCGTTTTTCAGCTTTTCCAGGTTCTGGCTCGACAGCACTCGGCCCTCCTTGAGCCCCCCTGGCCCGAGAAGCGTCCGCGTGCTGATAGCCAGCTGCACCAGCTTGAGAGCTGGTGCCTCGCGGCCGAACTCGTCGTAATGACGGGCGAGATGTCGGTAAACGGCCGGCACATCCGCCTCGGGGATGTCCACCCCCCCCCTAGAGCCCAGCAGAGCCGCCATAGCGGCTGCCACCCCCCGCCAAACGACCGCATGCTCCCCACCAGCACGGTGGTGAGGGAGCTTGTAGCTGCTCTTGAGGTCTGGGTTCTCGGCGTCGTACCAGGCGCACATAATGCGCAGGTCGCTCACATCGGCGGCGGCGACCTCCGCCGGGCCGTCCCACGGATCGTCTTCGGGGGCTTTAGGGGTTTGCCGATAGGGGATAGCGGCCTTGAGATTGACGGCCCCGGCGTTCATCGCGAAATTCACCGGGGAAATGTCCCACAGGCGCACCTCGCGCAGGTTCCGGATAAGTCCCGTGCCCTCGCTCTCGTAGTCGAATTTCACCGGGTCGTACCCGATGGAGTTTTCCTTGATGGCGCCCTCGGCAATGCCGGTCAAAACCTCATTGCCCCGCGGCGTGTCCAGGTATTTGATCTCGCCGTAGAGTGCCCCCGTCGCCTCTGGGTAACGCGATTTGACCTCTGGGGGGAGTTCGTCCAGCCCCAGCTCGCGCAGGGCCACCGGAACGCCGATTGGCGGGTCAGCGATCTCGTGCTGCCAGAGAACGCGGATGCGGTCACCCTGCTCACGCAGGGTCTTCTGAAATGCACCCGGCCAAATGCGGTCGCCCCCGCTGTCGACGTTGCCCGCGACCGCGAAAATGGAACGCACCACCCGGTCCTCCCCGATCTGCTTGGTCAGGATCGGCAGTGCCTTGTATTCGATCTGCACATTCGCCCGATTTATCTTTCCCATTGCGCTCCCTCCAATAACGCGAAGTGCCCGCCTCCGGGAGCACTAGGCTCCAAGGGGCGGGCACAGGGAGGCCCGAACGGGTAGGCGAATATCAGGTGCCTAGCAGCGCCAACAGCTCCTCCACATCTATACTATTGACATGCTTCTCGCCGTGATGTTGGGACAGCACGATTAGGCGCCCACCGTAGATTTTGGCGTAGGGCAGACCGCAGGTCCGGCAGTGCAGCACCTGCAGCTCCTCGGCCCCTCGCCAGCTCTGCGTTTTGTTTTGGCTTGCTCCCCTCAACATCATGAGCTCCTGAGCCGATCCCGAATATGACGCTTCAAAATACTGGCAACATCAGGCCCCAGAGCTACCACCGCCTTTTGGAATAGCCACCAACGCCCGCGATGCATATAGGCCTGGGGGCCACGACCAGCGACTCGCTCCGAGCTGATCACCCAGGGCGCATAGACTACATCTGTGCCAACCACACCAATATACCGACCGCCGGGAGACCGGACCTCCCCAGTGATGCTACGGCCCAAGGTCCCCGTGCGCCGGTAGCGGCTATCCGGATTGGCAGGAGGGTATGGTGGAATATGGGCTACGACGTATGCCACCGCCTCGTCTAGCGCCCTCGGCATCCAGGCCCTCAGGTGGCCCACCCGCTGCAAGCGGTTCCCGAAACGCTCGAAGCCGTGCAGCCTAATCTCCATCGCCCACCACCGGCTGCGTCCAGCAGCGACAGCGCGGATGCGCTGGCGGCTGCTCATCACCCCAGCTATAAACCTGACCGTGGCGAGGCCCGCAGATCGGGCACACCACCTCGTCCGCCGCCGTCTGCCAGCGCCAGCCCGACACCACCCCGCTCTGCCGCCAGGCCTCAGCATTGCCTTGGGCAAAAGCTCTGGTCACCTCAGTGGCTGCGATCATCTCGGCGCGGACGGGGCCGAACATCGGCGTCAGAGTAGCGCTCAGCTGGTCCAGGGGCTGCCCAGAGGCAATCCAGTCCGCGATGGCCTCGGTCACGAATCGCCGGCTGGTCTCCATAATCCCCCTCACCTGCTCGAGACTCATCTGCCTGGCCCAACGGCGCACTGCCTCGTTCACCAATCCCCAGTCGATCCCGATCCCTCCCCCCAGCAACGCCAAGCCAGTCTGCGCTCCGGTCAGAGCTGAGGTGAACAGATGCTGATAGAGTATCTCTACCAACTCGGCCTCTTCGGCTTGCCAATCGAAATCATCGATCGCCTTGCTCTGCTCCGGGCTCACGCCGACACCGCCTTCTCGATGCGTTTTCTCTGCGCACTGAAATAGCCCTCCAGGACCTGCTGCAGCTCCCCCTCCGCCCGCCGGCGAGCAGCCAGATCGGGGGGATCGCCAGGGGTTTGCGCCCGCTCATCGGTACCACCAGGGAGGCTTTTACGCCCGCGCTCCGGGGTGGCCGGCTGTTCAACCATCGTCAGTGTGCGGATGAACACGTCGCCACCGACCACTCGGGGGAGGCCAATGGCCTGGCGATACTCGTTGACGGTGATGCCGCCGCCGGCCAGGGCAGCCCGCGCCCGCTCGTAGACGACGTTCCGATCCTCCTGCAGAGCAGGGACGGCGCTGAAATCCCAGCGCAGCTCGATGTCATCGCCGAACTCGCTCGCCAGGTCGTTCTGGCATTCGTCGGCAATGCGTTTGTACTGGGGGCTGAGATCGTCCTGCCACCAGGCCTTGCGAGCCTGCTCGTAATTGGAATAGGTTGCGCTACTCAGCCCCACCTTGGCCCCCACCAGGATGGGGGGCACACGCAGGATGGCGCAGATGCGTGCCTCGTCGCGGGCATCTAGCACGTCAAACCCCATCTCCTCGAAACTGCTGCCGGTTTTCTGGTAACTGGCATCGGAGTCCAGGATCACCGGGTCGGTCCAATTCTGCCATCCCCCATAGCGCTCCCGCCAGCGCCGGCGAATGTCGGTCACCTGCGCGTCAGTCAGCTTGAGTTTGCTCGACAGCAGGCCAGGCGGGATCCCGCCCTGTTCGAAGAATTTCTTCAGGTAATCCGTGATAGCGTTATCGACGTCACCAATGCGCGCCGCCACCGAGACCGGCGGCATGCCCTGGTACAGGTTCAGGGGATCCCAGAGCTTGAACTCCAGAACGTCGCGCGCATCCAACGTTATCGGGGACGAGACGCCGGGGGGCGCATACTGGTATCCCCCAGGCAGGCCCGTTGCCGATACTATGGGTTGCACCCAGTCTGGGCGCAGAGGCCAGAGCCCCACCACCGCCCCAGAGCGGGAGCGCTGCTTCTCCCAGTAGGCCCGGCCGGCCAGGTCAAGCAGCATCAGGGTAATGCTCACCCAGTCGAACTCGGTCATAAACGGATTCGGGCGCTGAATAAGAGCCCGACATGGGTGATCGGGCAGCTCGGTCCCGTCCGACCGGCGATAGACACGCAGGGTGGGGATCGCTGCCGAGTCCGCTTTCAGGGCAATGCAGGCGTAGATCAGCTCGTTCTTCCTGAACCCATAGCGTACATTGGTCTCGAAATTTGCCAGCGGATATACCGGCTGGCCCACGTCCCAGGTATTAGTATGAACGTAAGCTTCTTTACTGCTGAAGGCCCGGGCTAGTGCCTGGATGAATCGTTCCCAGATGCTCATCTCTCCGCCCCTCACAGCCAGATCCCGCCCGTCCGAGATGATTGCAGCCCCTGCACGACATAGCGCAGGGCGTCAAGCCGGTGATAGGACTCCCTGTCCCGTATTTTCTCGAGGGCCTGGCCCGACTCGTCGACCTCGCGGCTATAGGTCCCCAGCTCGTCGAGCAGGCCGCGGCAGGAGTCGAACACGAATAGACGCTTGTGCTTGAACATCGCGATCACCCTGTCGATGCCCGCCTCCACGTCGTCCAGGGAGGGACCCTGCACGGGGACACCCGCTGCCTGCCAGTCGAGGCGCTGCTGCACCTCCGCCTTGGCGCCACCGTGCCAGGTCAGCACGTTGACGCCAGCGGCCTTCGCCAGGGCCTCGGCAGCATGCTCGGCCGTCGTTTTCCCGCCACTCAGCGACTCGTGGTAGACGTAGTAGATATCTGCCTGCGGGTCCTGAGCCAGCCAGATCAGGGCCGTGTGCACGGCACCGAAGTCTATGCCCACATGGCGCGGCCAATGAGGGGGCAAATCGAAGGCATGCACCTTATGTCCCCCCTCCTCGCGATAGATATCCACGAAATCGGCGTAAATGAGCCCCGCCGGGCGGTCGAAGAGGCCCCGGTACATCATGGCAAACTTCCAGGCTGGCAAGGTCCGCCGCGCCCGTTCGTACTCGGCCCGGGGAAAGGCGGGATTGACGATGCTCTCGAACTGCACCACCTCGTAATCCGGATCGCCTGCCAGCCACCGGCTGTATACCTCCTGGCGCAGCCAACCCAGGTTGTAGATCGTCGTGCCCATGAGCACGCGCCCCTGATGCAGGCTCAGGCGCCTCAGCACTGCCTCCCACGACTCCAACCGAAACTGATCCTGACCACACTCGTCGAGCCAGGCGGCCTTGGCAGTAGCGGATTCCAGGCTCTCCGGGTTGACTGCCGAGCCGAAAATGACGCGAGTTCTGCCATCGTGAAACAGGAAAACTCGCTCCGAGGCATGCCACTCGCCCAGGTGCAGCGTGTGCTGGAACACGTTCAGGAATTCCGGCAGCATTTTTAACTTCAGCAGCGGGAACGTCGCCGTCACAGCCAGATAGTCTCCCGGCCCCTGGTCCCGGATCTCGCGCAGTAGCCAGTGGGGACCAAAACTGGTTTTCCCTCCCTGCGTCCCCGCCAGCATGGCCACGAAACGCCGCCGCGAGCGCCAGGCGCGCTGCTGCCCCGGGTGCAGGTGCAGCCGCATTTGCCCGTCGCGCACCTCCCAGAGCTGCTTCCTCATGCACCGTCCTGACTCCCTTCTGCCTCCTCCGGCTGCATCTCGACAACGATCTCGCGAATGGTCAATGGCGTCTCGCCATCACCGCGCAGGGTGACCTCCTTGGGCGGCGGCCCTGCCACATATGAGGCCAGCCACTCGCGCGCATAGCGGTCGCCGGCGCGCGCCGCCCGGCAGCTCAGTCGCCGCCGGAGTGCGAGCTTCCGGGCCGAACCCCGGCAAGCGGCGCGGCGACCGGCGCCGCGCCGGGTGCGCGCCGCAGCCTGTGAACCAGGCCGTCAAGGAGCGAGTAGACCACGGGCACGGCCACCAGCGTCAGCAGAGACGACGTGATCAGGCCGCCGATGACCGCCCGGGCCATGGGCGCGCGGATTTCCGCCCCCGCGCCGAGCTCGAACGCAAGCGGCAGCATGCCGAAGATCATCGCCAGGGTGGTCATCACGATCGGGCGCAGTCGCACGCCGCCGGCCTTCGCCAGCGCCCGGTCGCGCTCCATGCCCGCGCGCCGCAGCCGGTTGGTGTAATCGATGAGCAGGATGGCGTTCTTGGTCACCAGCCCCATGAGCAGGATCAGGCCGATCATCGACATCATGTTCAGCGTGTCGCCCGTGAGCCACAGCATGCCCGCCACCCCGATGAGCAAGAAGGGGAGCGAGAGCATGATGGCGAGCGGCTGGGTGAAGCTGCCGAACTGGGATGCCAGGATCAGGTAGACGAAGATGACGGCGAG